TTGTACAAAGGCACCAGGTGCGGAAGGGTCTGCTACAATATCAGCCGCTGTGGCTAGATAAAAATCGTTCTGAACAACATTAACACCGTTAACATTTTTCAACGAACCCATACCTCTTGATGACACACCTAATTGAGCACCACCCTCAATTAATTTACGAGCAATTTGGCCCATTGGTGTATCAAGAATTTTTGCTTTACCGATCCATTGTGTTCCATCTTCTCTAAGACTTGTAATCATATGTGATACACGGTCTAAGTTAATGGAAGGTGTTTCTGGATGACCCAGTTCACCAAATGCACGGTGTTTGTTTATATATTCTTCTGTATAACGATAAACTTCTTTTTTCATCGTATTGAATTCGTATAAACGGCCATTCTTGTTTTTCTTTTCGGAAACAAGAAAAGGACCTTCAATATAGAGTTCCTTTTTACCATCAGCACCTTCAGTAATATAGCTTACGGATTCATTAATTTCTTTGATTAATTTCATAATCCTACCGACTTTCTTTTTCTAAGTGAAATTCTTCTTTTTCTAAGCGTTATAACTAACTTAGCTTTTCTTTTAAATTTCGATTTAATGGAAGCAATATGACGATGCCTACGTTCCGCTGGCATCATTCTTGTCATTTTACCACCTCTGACCGTATAACCTTTTACAGTTGAAAACTTTCTACGGCGTTGAATCTTACCTTTACGAACCCTAAACTTAATTATCTTGGTTCTTCCCATTTTCTGTACATTGGATCTTTGTACGGTACTATTGGTTTCTTCAAAGTACATTTCAACACCAGTATCACCAAACATCTCTGTTGCTATTTGTATTTTAAATTGATTGATTTTTTCTTCAATCAAATCTTTAATCTTTAAATCTAATATGTTTCGAGCTTCTTCAATTTTATCAGATAGAAGTTTTGAAACTAATTCTTTCATTACTGATTAACACCAGAAATAGCATATTGTCCGTAGTTAAATGCAGCAGGATCAGTAAGTTGACCACGTTGATAGAATGTGTTGTTTTTACGCAACGAAATAATTAAGGTATATGAACTGTTTGCGCTAGCACCTAAAGTATAAATTCCAATATCTCCAGATGAAGTATTTGCTGTAGTAATTGAGGTATTGTTATACAAATTATTAGTGTTATTTAAAATAGAGGGTAATTGTTCGCCCATTCCAAACTCACCGGATCCATTCAAATGGAAGATAGTTGCTGAGTTGGCATATTGAGTGGCCGCAGTTTTACCATAACCATTCCAAAATATTTCTACCGTACCCAACGCACCGCCTGTAGCACCTGATGTTGGTAAATTAACATAGTATTTTAAACCCGTTAATTGTAAGTCATAATATGGCAAAGAAGTATTTGCGTAAGCTAAAGTGGCATTAGCAAGAAGCAACCCGTTAGTCGCCAAAGCATTATTTAAAGCATTGGCCGTAATACGGGAATTATTAGTTTCTTGTCCAGAACCATCAAAAACACCAGTTAACTTAATAACCGAATCAGTCGTGGTATCTCTTAGAACTTGGTATGTGAATTTATTTCCGGCCATTTTTTATCCTATTTTAAATTTTTCAAGGCAAAGTCAATAACTCTACCAAAATGTTCTTTATTCTTATTCGCCATTTCGGCCAGTTGTTCTTTGTTACTTTCGTTTAATACACTATACACTCTTAATATTGTTTCGGCTAAATCAACCGTTACCAACATTCTTTTACCATCTTCAAACTGAACACGGTCATATAAATTATCTTTTACAATATTTCTTAATTGTGTTATTACGCCTTCACCAATAACTTCACCGGAATACTCAACTTCTTCTGGTGTGGAAGCGGACCATTGCATTGCTGTATATGGTACGGTTACATATTTATCTATTTTATCCACATAATACATGGCCACTCTTTGGCCGCCAGGAAACTGACGAACCGACTTTCTACGCATAATTAAAACATTTGGCGGATCTAATGATAAATGTTTTACTTCTTTACCTTTATTATCAGCCTTTTCAGTAACCATTAAAACATCAGGCTCAACCACTTCTTCTACCTCTTCTGGTAAAATAATTTCTTTACCTTTTAAGAAATCATTAAGTGTTTTCAACTGGTGATTCCTGTGTTTCCTGTGTTTCTTGTGCAATTTCTAATGGAGCAATTAAATTGTGTGCAACCGATTGTTTGGCCGCTTCAATATGATTGGCTACTTTATCATGAATAGAAGCATACAAAGCTTCTCTAAACTTTACACCATCATCGTCCATTGCATAATCAATGATATTTTTTGTTGAGTAATCAGACATGTTTTTCTCCTAATATAATATTTATAATAAACGCTTCAGTTTTGTGACGGTTGATTCAAATGATTCATTTTGTTCTTCATCCTCGGCATCCGCTGGATTTTGTGGTTGTTGTGGAACATTGGACATCATTTGTTGCTGTGCCACATCATTCATTACACCAACTGGTAAACCAAGTCCTTGTGACTTTTCTTCATCCATTTCTTCTTGCATTTCTGCAATTTCATCATCAGTTAATCTCAATACATTTCGTTGAATCCATGTTTGTGAGAAATAACGACCTGTGTAAGGATCCACATTGGCCAACAAAGATAACCGTTCTTTCATTAACTCAGCTTCTTTTAACTCGGTAAAGTTATTATCTTTAATGAAGTCGTAATATATATGTTCTTTAAATTCGTCCCATTCCTCATTGGTACAAATACCTTTGAGTACGCACTGAACTCGCATTGCTTGGTCAAATAGGTCAGAAAACTTATTGCGCATCCGAGCCACAAACTTAGCAAACTTTAATTCATCACGGGTGATTTCATTGGTACGACCTAATGAGAAACCAGAACTCTCTGGATTCAACCTGGAGACTGGAACATTCAATGCTTTATAGAGTTTTTTCTCAAAGTATTTAACGTCCTCCAACTCGCCTAGGTTTTGTCCACCAGGTAGTGTAGCAATCTCTGTACCTTTTCCACCTTCACGGCGAGGTAACCAGAAATCTTCCATCATGGATAAGAATTTACGGTCATCACGAACTTCACCTGTGTTGGCATCATAGACAAGTTTGTTTTTATACTTGACCATAATATCACGGAGGTATTGTTCAGCTTTTAACTTAGGTAAATTACCAACATCAATATAGAAAATACGGCGCTCGGGAGCACGACTGATGCGATAAATGACGGTAGCATCTTCAATCATCCTTAATTGGTTTAATGGTTTGATTGCTTTATGTAAATACGATAATACTACTGCCCTACGAGAGTCCATGAGACCAGAAACAACGGATACAATGGAATCAGGGGTAATGCGAACACCAACAGGACCAAAGTTGCTAGAAGAACCAGTAGTAACTTTATCGTTGAAGATATAATATTCGTTGATAACATTCATTACCTCCACACCAGTACGTTCATCTTTCTTTTTCTTGACCTCACGCACTTTACGAAGCTTGCGTGGATCAACATAACGGAGTTCTCGAATACCTTGTAGTGGATTCTCACGGTCGATGATAATATGGTAATACATTCTACCATCAACATAGTATCTACGGAAAATATCTTGTGCTAAATTGTTGTAATTTAGTAATTTTAGAAGTGTTGCAAATTCATTACGAATTGCTGTTTTGATTTTTTCTGGTTGTTGTAGAGAATCTAGAACAATCTTAATGTTTTTACCATCATCATCTTGGCAAATAGCTTCATTGACAATATCATCAATAGCAGCTTCAATTTCTGGCTGCATGGCCATCTCACGATAACGAGAAATAAGTTCTACTTCATTTTTTGCGGTGCCGTCTAGATCAACATAAGTTCCATAATAAGCGGCTGAGGTGATGGTAAGTGCGCCATCATCATTGGTTGGTGGCGTAAAGGATTGCTGTACTCCAGCATCTTCTTCCGATTTTGCTCGGGCAATCGTAAAGCCAAAGAGAGAGAATTTATTTAATGATGCCATATTGTCTTATTCCAATTCAAAAAAACATAATGAGGAGAACCGAAGCTCTCCTCGTAAAATAGTATAAATTAACTTGTGGTATCTGATTCCCACCATTGATAGGCAAATGTTACGCCATATTCTTCAATGGTGTCGTTTGAACCCCAATCTAAATCGATTGCGGC